CTTCCGGATCATCCTTTGCCATTTCAGTTTTGATAAACTCAAAATTGTTATTGTCAATAATTTGCCTGATACTCAAATCTTCAACCACTTTCATGTAAGGTTGGATTCTCATAAAAATCAGGCGACTGTTGCCGATAAAGTAAATTGAGTTTAAGGTATCGGTGTCCGGGATAAAAGCCCCCTTGATGAACTTCCAGGTTTCAGACTCCTTAAACTTTTCAAAGTGACTGATGTTCTGTTCAATATACTCCAATACAGAATCCAAACCATTAAAGCCGGTTGACTTAAAATAGTCCTTCAGGTTATCTTCCTGATACTTATACAAGCTTTTCACAGTATTGGATTCCTGCCTCCGGAATCCACCATCGCTGATATAGGCGTTCAGGACATCATAGCCCAACCAATATGCCAAATGGATCTGCGACCTTCTTACCAGCTTCAGCAGCTCTTTGATAGAATCTTCGTGCTCTGCCGGGAGGGGTGGATCATTCACTCCGATGTAATCATTCAGTTCCTTCAATAACAGAGCTCCAAGCAATGGCTTGATATAAGATTCTTCAGCAGTTTCCAGATGAGGCCTTAATCTTTCAAGATCCACTGCAGTACTCACTGGCAGCAACTCCCTGATTTCTTCAATATTTTTTATAAGCATGGTTATGAAAGTTTTTTAGTGGTACCAGCTCCGGTGTCAAGGGTGGTTAAAATTGTACTCCGGAAGCGGAGCTGAACATCCTTAACACCATTGAAATGCAGATAAAGCTCGAGAGGATCCAGCAGGTTCTGGCGATCAAGCCAGGAGTTTGCTATATTCACCAGGAAAGCTTCCCGGATATTGCTTCCACCCTGGTTCCCTGAGTAAGTTCCCCCAGGCATGCCGGCACCCAAAACATTAGGATTCAGCATCAGGCTGAAAAGAATTTCAGAGTTTGCAGCTGCTGAAGTAATGAGCTTATCATTCTCTTTGTATTTATTATCCAGGGCAGTAATGATCCACTGCTCTTCAGCCTTCCCGTTCTGAGGATTGATTTCGAAGAATGTAAAAATTGGCTTATCGGCATTCTGTACTCCGCAAAGATTTTCTTCAATTCTATCCATGTAGGATTCAATATCAGCTTGCCTGGCAGCAATATCTTTGTATTCGGATGCCGGAAATTTACGATCCCAGAAAGCATATGGAATCTGAACATGCCACTTCCAGGTAATCTGATTTTGAAAAGCTCTCTTCAGGAAAGCAGGTACCAGACGGGCAACTTCAACCCAACCGGCAAGGTAGGCAGCAAACCAAATGGGTTCAGAATAGTAATCATTATTACTCCAGGAATCCCGGATTGAATAAACAAACGATTTGCCTTTGATTTGATCCAGCAGCCGCCGGCGCTCGAGATCAAAAAATGGATCATATTCATCCAGCAGATCATAAATTTCAAATTCCCCTGCAGGCGGCTGATCAGGCCAGCGACCACTTACAACACACTTTTCAATTACTCCGCCTTTTGCTTCTGTATAGCGCGAAAACATTGAGTTTATGGAATGCAGCCCAACCATTTCAGTACCGGCTTGATTCGGGATGAGCTGGACATCAGCTTTCCCGAATTTAAAATAATCCCTAGCTGCTTTTTCAAGGTAACGACGAACCATTCTTCCCTGGCAAAAATTAACAATTTTGGGATCATCAATTACCTTCAGCTGCTCATTTCCCTGGTCATCATATCCGGTGACCATACAAGGGAAAATTCCCTGACCAAGAGTGAAATTTCTAATAAATTTCAGTCCGGTGTTAAGAACCCCAACACTCCTGATGAGCTCGTTTGCTTTGATGGGGAAATCATTGCTACTCCCCCAGGAAACAATTGAATGGCCATCAACAGAAACTTTGTCATCCTGCTTTTCCAGCTGCTTAGAAACTTTTGGCTTTTCAGTCGGCGTGCCTTTTGTCTCTGCATAAAATTTACTACCAAAAGCCAGCAAGGGGGCTCCTTGCTTATTGAATAATATGTTGCTCATAAAATCACTTTTTTGCCATTCCACTCAATAATATTATCAATTCTCACAGGGTAAACATGACCAGTTTTTTCCCCTTTGATATCCACTGGAAGAACACCTCTCTGCCTGTTGATTTTCAGATTCCAGGGCAAACCAGATGCTACAGCTCTCGGCATAAAAACCAGTTCACCAGTTTTTGCCACAAACTTTATTGAGAAAACCACCTGCTTGCCGGCTGGTGTTTCTTTGATATCATATTCACGTAAAACATCAGCTCTCCGGATCTTCATCTTCGAAATATTTCCGGCAAATCTATTATTGCAATTTCCCTGAATAAAGGACAACTAACACAATGAAAAAAGCCCCGGGAGATCCGGAGCCTTTCATCACTACTACTCACTTAACTAAAACAAGAATCCCAATTAATTTAATAAAAATTTTGCCACAATCCTGTAAATGGAATTTCCGAAACCACAATATCAGGCAGCGAGGTATAAGACAAATTCATGTTCTCATATAAACTGAGCTGACTAAAAGTAACAAGCACACCTGCCCTGGCAACTGGTTCAAATGTCAGAAAATCGGGTTCGGGAGCTGAGAAGTCAACCGAGTACAAAACAACCTGATCAGCCTGAACTTCTCCGGGAATTGCAAAGGTTATTACTTCATTTCCAAAATCAGGACCGGGTGGCGCCAATCCTTTTGCAGCTCCCATCAGGCACATGGCCATCAATGCAAACAATGCAATTACTTTTCTCATAGGCTTGAGCTTTAAATTATTAATTTGATTTAAAAGTGACACAAATCTATTCTCAACCCCAATGTTACAAAAGGACAACTTAACCCTGTCGTCAGGCTCTTTTTCACACTTACTGCTTCCTAAAAAAAATAAAAATGCAGTAAGTGTGGAAAAGTCAGACAAATCCGTAAAAGGTGGTGGGCTATACAATTCAAAAAAAAAGTGAGCCATAGCCCACCACCTTTTACACCAAATCGGGGCGGCAGCAAACATATGCTCGTTATAGCAATATGTCTGCAACCGATTAAATTAAAAACTACATTTGCCCATTGTCCGCAAAGCTATAATAATCGCCTTGCGGAGTAATAATAAAGTGATCCAGTACCGAAATATCAAAATAGTCTGCACCCTGTTTAATCTTACTTGTCAGTTTTATATCTGCTTCGCTTGGTCTTGTGTTTCCGCTCGGGTGGTTGTGTGCTAAAACAATACTGCAGGCATGGGAAAGTATAGCCGCCTGAATGATCATTTTTGCATCTACCACAGTTGCGGAGTGTCCTCCCTCGGATACATTTAAAATCCCCAGAATCATATTTGAACGATTCATCAGTACTACTTTAAAACTTTCGCGGTACCCGATTTGTGACTGATCCCAATAGTTAAACAGTACGTCAAAAAGCTGGCGGCTGTTGGTCATCGAAATCCCTGCCGGCAGGTTTTCAAGTTTTAACAATGTAGGTTTATATGAAAGTGTAACTTCTGCAATTGCTTCGTTATGCTGTGACATGGTGAAAGGTTTTGAAAGTTAAAAAATATCATCGGTAATGGTTTCTGCTGGTATTTGTTCAGGCTCCGGCTGCTGCCTTGATTCGGTTTCCTCTTTTGCGTTCTCCTCTGCTTTTCTGACTTGATTCTCAGAAAATAGATAGCACAAAGGGAAAAATAAATTTTCCGAATCTTCCGGGGCTGGTGCTTCCTCATCTTCCCGGCTTCCTAAAGGTTGCCCCCAAATAATAAAAGCTTTTTCACCTTTCTTTATGGTTGCTCCTTCATGCTTCCATTGCATGAATGTTTTAAACTCCTTCGCTCCTCCAGTGTCATAAATGAAATTAAGCAGCATAAAATTTATGGTTTTGCTTGCCCAATATAAAACCCTGTTATCATTTCCGGATTCTTGCGCCTCCCTTATAAACCTTTTTTTTATGTCCTCGGCATCCCTGCTGAGTTGGCTTAATATTCTGCGCTTTATCTGCGTGGGCGTTTCTTCCCTTTTATTATCTTTGTCGCTGTTCATAGCTGCGTTATTTTAACGTGGTTAAACATGTGTTGAAGCGGGGGCGGCTACCCCCGCT